ATTCCTGCTACATGGGAAGACAAAACACTGATAGGTAGTGATTTAACTAACGATAAATCGCAAATAAGTATTAATAATCAATCTATTATAGGACAACAAGGTTTAGATGAAGTAATAAGCCCTAAAAATAAAGGATAACAAAATATGGCAATAGTATTACGTTGTGACAAAAATATAGCATTAACACATGAAGAAATGGATAACAATATCTGTGGTATTGATAACAGAATATGCACATTAGAAACATCAGCTAGTGCAAGCATAGCTAATACAGATATAGATAATTGGAATTGTGCTTATAATTGGGGAGATCATGCATGTGCAGGTTATTGTACAACTGAAACTAGCCATGCAGATGTTGTAGTAGATGGTGATTTTACAAGTGCTGGATTAATGACAACTGATGGTAATGGTGCTTATAATATCACAACAAATAATAGCTCTAATTGGGATACTGCCTATGGTTGGGGAGATCATGCTTCTGCAGGGTATCTAACTAGTGAAACAGATAGCCAAACATTATGTTTAGTTGGTACAGATTTAAGCATAAGCAACGGTAACACTGTAGATTTATGCGGTATAGGTGGCACTAGCTATACTGATAGTGATGTAGATACACATCTAAACACAAGCAGTGCATCTTGCAACCAAATACTAAGTTGGAATGGCACAGACTATACTTGGGTCGCAGACCAAACCTCAAGTGGCAGCGGCACTGTAGTTGCTCCATTTGCTTTTGTGAGACTTGCTACAACTTCAAATGGATCTGGTACAGGTATGAGCTGGAGTAATTGGGATAGTAATAATGGTACAATGGACTTTACCTTTGATTCCGCTCAATCTGACACTGATTATATTGTTGTTACTGATGGGGAATCCAACGATGACGGTCGTTTAGTTTCAATTCAAAATAAAACAGTGAATGGATTTGAAGCATCATTCTATGACCCTAATGGTGTATCTATTCCATCAGGAGCAAGTGCATTTACCATAATGGTATATGGTTCAACACCAACACAAACAGTTTTAGGTAATGTACAAGATTTTGCATATAGTTCGTTAACTGGCACACCTACTATTCCTGCAGATGTTAGTGATCTTACAGATACAACAAGTCTACTAGTACACTACACTGATAGTGATGTAGATACACACTTAAACACAAGTACAGCAAGTCCTAATGAGGTATTAAGTTGGACTGGTAGTGTTTATGATTGGGTGGCACCAAGTGGGGGAGGTAGTGCTGATCTAACTTGGACTATAACAAAAAATAGTTTTAGCAGTTCCTTTGAATTTAGTGGGCCTGGTATAGAAACAGGAAACACATTTAATCCTGAGTTGCAATTAATAAGAGGATATACATACAAGTTTAGTGATACCGATAACCCTACTACTTTAGAAATAAGAACTTCCGAGAACGGAAGTGCATATACTCCTGGAGTAACAACAAGCGGAAACTTAACAACATTTACAGTACCTTATGATGCACCTGATACACTTTATTATGAAACCACTGCTAGTTCCTTAATTCATGGCGTAATTAAAATTGTTAATGCTAATAATGGCTTACAAAGTAGAACAACTGTTAGTGGAAGTGCTTTTATACCACCTGGACCTCAACTTAATGTCGATATTACAGGATATAAAGGTTATAACTTATATAAGATAACCACCAGTGTTGCTGCAAGAGTTATAGTGTATACATCAGATGCAGCACGGACAGCAGATGCTGGAAGAGCAGAAGGTACAGATCCTACACCTAATTCAGGAGTTATTGCAGAAGTTATTACAACAGGAGCAGAAACTGTTACATTTAGCCCCGGTGTTATAGGATATAATGACGAAAATCCTGTTACAAATACTATACCTATAAGGTTACAAAACAAAACTGCTTCATCTGCTACAACTACTGCAACATTGACAGTGGTTCAGACTGAAGTTTAATATTGAGATAGGTTGATAATTGGAATATAAATGAATTATTTTTATGATAAACAGATACGAAGGTATTTACAACAAGTAATCAGAGTTTTTAGTAATTTTCATACTCAAATAGGAGTTGATGAATTAGGTAAACCTCTTTATCAAAAAATTCCTGTAAGATACGGAGATTTAAGTAGGCAAGTATCTCACATAATGAAAGAAAATTCAGAAAACAAAATTAGCACAATTCCCATGATGTCTGTTTACATAAATCAACTGCGATTAAGTCCTGACAGAAGAATTAAACCTAGTGAACGAGATTATGTTCAGGTTAATGAGAAATATTATAATAAAGATACTCGCCAGTACGAAAACAAATCTGGAAATAATTATAGTGTAGAACGTCATATGCCAGTTCCATATGATATGACTGTAAATGTTGACTTATGGACTAGCAACACTGAGCAAAAATTACAAATATTGGAACAAATCCTAGTATTATTTAATCCAGTTCTTAATTTAAATAGTGGAGATAATCCTATAGATTGGTCTAGGCTAAGTTATTTGGTACATACAGATATAATTTGGAGTAGTGCTCAGGTTCCACAAGGAGTAGAAAACGTTATTGATATCGCTACGTTAACTTTTGATATGCAAATTTTTATCAATCCTCCTGCAAAAGTAAGAAGGCAAACTATTATTCATACAATTATACAAGATTTGCAAACATTAGATAAGGATAGGTTACCAGAATGGCAAGCTAATAACTTATATCTAAGCGATCAACCACAAGAATATATTATCGTTGCCCAAAAGGGATTTAATGTAAAAGTTAATTGCGACAACACAATTAGCTTAGTAGATAACTTAAACAGACCTGCTGTAAATAATGAATACTATCGTTGGGACACTTTTTTAAAACCGTATGGTCAATTGAATGATAATATAAGTGTTGTAAACTTAGTAACTAGTACAAATGGATATGTAGACGGTTCTGAAATTATAGGAACTGTAAGCTATAATAACACTGATCCAAATCTTTTAGATGTTGTTTGGAATGAAGATACGTTTCCATCTACAACACATAATCCTGTTGATAATTTCGTTGATCCTACCCTAAATTATCCTGGAGATGGTACTCTTTTACAAGCTGACCAAGGTCAAAGATATATACTATTAGAAGATATACCACAAACAGCGAACTGGAACACAGGAAGTTTAAATCCAAAAAAGAATGATATTATAGAATTTAACGGTAGTACATGGGATGTTGTATTTCAAGGTAGCTTGGAATCACAGGACCCTTATGTAGTAGAAAACTACATAGAACCTAACTATACAGAAGATTTGGATTTATCTATTGCAGTTATTAACAATTTAAATGATGGATATCTGTACGAGTTTAATGGTATAACTTGGAAAAATGCAGTTTGTAAAATTTACCAAGAAGGAATTTGGAGATTATACTTATAAAGGATAAATGCTTAAAGCAGTAGGTTGTATTATATATTCATCCCTTACAAAAAGATTTTGTTTTCAGTTAAGAAGCAACCAAGTTAAATATCCACTCACATGGGGTTTTTGGGGAGGAAAAGCAGAAAAACAAGAAAAAAGTACAGAAACACTTTTTAGAGAACTAAGTGAAGAACTTGGATTAATTCCACAAATAATAGATACTCTGCTATTAGATGTTTACAAAAAACAAAACAAATTTGAATATAGAAGTTATTGTGTAATAGTTAGAAATGAGTTCTGTCCTCATACCAATATAGAATCAAGTGGATTCGCATGGGTAAATTCAAATAATTATCCAGAACCCATGCACAATAATGCAAGATTAATTTTAAATAAAAAACATGTAATTAAAAAAATAAATTATATTAATAAACATTACACTATGGAAAATGTTCTAAGGATGCTAGCAAAAAGAATTAACCAATAATTTTTTTAACACTATCAACAACATCGTTTGGTTCAACTTTTACTTCTGTGGCACTATACGACTTAAGATTTTCATGCATACTATGACCTATCATTTCCCGTTTTGTTACAGTTCCCCACATAACAACCCCTGGTTTGTTAATTTGCTTTGCTGCACTAAAATGTTGTAAGCTACTATCTAAGCTAACAAATGTTTTTGCATGTTTTAGCATAGCAGCATAAGTTAATGCATTTGTATTTGCATAGGCTACTCTATTTGTTATTGTTTCTGGAATACTAACAGGTTCATTAGGTAGTCTATACAATAAAAATTTGTAATTAGGAAATTCCTCTGCAAGTGCTAGCCAAATATCTGCATAATTTTGTACATTTCTACCTTCAGTCATATTGTTGACTGGATATTGTTTATTTTGTGTAACACCTTGAGCGGGTTGACCTCCTGTCCATTGCACCATAATAAAATCGCTAGCTAATTTTTCATACATATTTTTAGCTTCAGTTACAAACTGTTGACCTATATATAAATCTGGTTGTATGTTTAGTCCTCCCTGTTCAAAAGGATCTAAACCAAACATCTGTGGCCATTCATCTAAAATATGTCTATCTCTTTTACTATATGAACTGACATAAGGTTCTCTAAAAATAATATCACTAAAATACTCAGCAATATCATAATTTAAATCACCTCCGCTCCATTGTGGGCTACTAACTACTTTTGGGTGGTATTTATAAACATCCGGAAATCCGCTTCCTACTGAAATTTTGTTTTCATCTCTTGCAGCAAGGGCTTCTATCATGCTAGTAAAAATAACTTGCTTTCCGATTCCTCCGTGTACACAATATAAATTTGTTTGTTTCATTAAACCTTTTTTGTTTACAAAATATAAAGAACTCTTACTAAAACTGTAGCATTAAATGCAGGGGGGGTTATGAATGTTATTTGTTTTGTTTCAGAATCAAAAGTATATTCATCAGGAGATACTAACATAATACCTGCTTCCTGAACAAATAAATCTCTAGCACTAATTACATAATTTACATTTGGAAAACCAGACAGTGTATAGACATCTGTAGTGTTATCTCCAGTAAACTTCCAACTTTTAGTTTGTGCTATTGGTGAATAGCTTCCTATATATGACATTTTTTATACCTTTATTCCATTTCTAAAACACTAGCAGTAACATCACAATCTGTAATCGAAGCATTAATAATTACTTGATCTTCTGGTTCTAAGTTTAAAACCTTATCTATAACAAGTGTAGTTGTTTTATATACTACAGCATTTTTTACTATATATCGACTTAAACCTGAACCTGAATTTGCACTTTTATCGAAAAAAATTACACTAACAGTCATTGCTTCGTCACTTGTATTTGCAATATATAATGCATGAACTATAGCACTTCTTAAAGCAGCATTACATGTATATAAGCTTTGATCTGTGTTAGCAGTTGCTATAGTCAAAGATGCATTTTTAAAACTAGCCATCTAAATTCCTTAATTTGAAAATGCTATGGCATATGCTATAGGATCATCTACATTGTAAAAACAACAAAATGGCATAGCTTTCCATAAACATTCACTTGCATTATATCCTACTAAATATTTATCTGTTTGAGCAGGTGTACCTTGATCTATCAAACAACGTAAAACTAGTTTTCCTGTTATATCCAAACAAGTATTATAATATCCATAATTAGCTGTTACAGTATCAAAATTCACACACGATGTTGTACTTACATCCTGTCCTATACTTATTTCTCCAGATGTATCACAATATGTTACTCCTGTGCCCCCACATAAATGAGCTCTAACTTCATTAGGACTAGGTCCAGTAAATGTAAATATTCCAGAAACGTTGTCGTATGTAAAACTTCCATCTCCTCCACAATCACAGGCACTTACTGCATCTCTTACTCTGCAATCTAAATAATATAAATTATTACTACCTTCTCTTAATTCATCTGTATTATGATCATCTAAATCAAAGCAAATAGTGCCAGTAGTATTATC